GCGAGGCGGTCACCGATCCGGTAGGTGTCACCGACCAGACGGCCAGGGTCCACGACGCGAAGCGGACCACCGATGAGACGGTCGGTGTGACGGACACGGTCGTCACTGTCAAGACGATCACCGTCGAGATCACGGAAGCCGTGGCGGTGACGGACTCACCGCTTACTGCGTCCGTCATCGCCCGGACCGTCACCGATGCGGTCGGCGTCACCGACTCTGCTGCTCGGGTCCATGACGCCGTCCGCACGGTGACCGACCCTGTAGGGGTCATCGACGACACCGACGACGTGGTACTCGGTGCTGGCGTCGAAGTCGTGACCGAACCGGTCGGACTCACCGACTCCACCGCCAGAGTCCACGACGCTGTGCGTGCCGCCGTCGATCCGGTCGGCGTCACCGATGACGTGACAGCAGCGAAGACGATCACCGTGGAGATCATCGAAGCCGTAGGCGTCACGGATGCGGTCAGTGAAGGGGAAGGGAACCGGGAGACGGCGACCGAAGCGGTCGGCGTGACCGACTCCGTAGCCGTCGTCAAGACGATCACCGTCGAGATCACCGACGCTGTAGCTGTCACCGACGACACCACCCCTGTCGAGACCGGGGGCGGGGTACACCAGAGAACAGCGACCGACCCTGTCGGGGTCACCGATGCGGTCTCGAGGATCGCTCCTGCTGTCCGGGAGATCACCGAACCGGTGGGAGTGACCGACGAGGTCGTAACCGGCAAGACGATCACGGTCGTCATCACAGACTCGGTAGGCGTCACCGACGAGGTGCTGCCGGCGAAGGCGGTAGCCGTCACTGTCACCGAGAACGTCAGCGTCGCGGACTCGTACACGACAGCGTTCAGCTACGGACGGACCATCGACGAGTCCATGGGCGTGACCGATGACACGGCCCGGATACACGACGGGCATTACACGATCACCGACATGGTCGGTGTGACGGACACGATCAACGTCACCGAAGTCGGAGGCGAATACTGGAAGCCGGGACCGCCGCCCTGGGCGAAGAACCCGGTCCTGTTCAACCCGCACCGGCCACACGACCCGCCGCCCTTCTGGTAGCGTTCCAACGAGGAGGACCCGATGCCGCTATGCACACAGGACGACGTAGAGAAGCTTCTCCAGATCGACTTCGGAGCCGACCCCGACGCTTCGGTGGCCCAGTACATCGCGCAGGCAGACGCCATCGTCGTCTCGTACTGCGGACAAGAGTTGGAAGCCGGGGCGAGCCTGACAGCGACGCTCGAAGCCGACCCGGGCCAGACGTGGCTGTTCCTTCCCCGGTTCCCCGTCACGGCAATCAACTCCGTCACTGAGAATGCGACGGTCCTGACCGTCACCGACGAATACCGCTGGTATCAGGACGGAAGGCTGCGCCGCATGGCAGGCGACTTCGACTCGTGGTGGTGGACGGGACCGGACGGCGTCGTGGTGGACTATGACGCAGGGTATTCGACGATCCCCGCCGACGTGACACTCGCCGCAGCGACCCTCGCCGCCGACCTGTTCAGGCAGGGAGCAGCGTTCGCCGCCCACGGAGTCAACCCCGTCAAGTCCGTGGCGCTCGACGGGTCGGACACGATCACCTACGACACGCTCACAGCCACCGGCGAGTTCAGCCTGGGACGTGCCGTCGCGGTCCTCCTCGCCCCCTATCGGAGACGCACGCTATGACGTTCGCCAACTACGCCATCATCGCCGTCGCCATCGTCGTCGTGTTCTTCGCCATCGGCGGCTTCGTCTGCTTCCTGGGATGGCTGCGCGAGACGTGGCGGCTCGGAGGGAGAGTGCTGAATGACCGCGACGACTGACGCCGTGACAGAGCTCCGGACGCATTGGGCGACCAGGTTCACCGACGCCGTGACCGTCACACGCATGTCAGGCCGCGGGACGTTCAACGAAACGACGCTCGCCTACGACTCCCCTGCGGACGCATCCGTGTATGCCGGTGCGGCTCTCATCCGTCCCGGCACCAACGTCGATCGCACCCAGTACGGCGAACAGTTCGTGACGGGCAGGCCGATGCTCGTCTACGTCGTCCACGACGCCGCCGTGTTCGAAGTCGAAGACCTCGTGACGGTCACAGCCTGCGTCTACAACCCGGCGCTCGTCGGCCAGTCGCTGCGCATCGTCGCCTACGAATACGACTCCTACCAGACACGCATCGAACTCGTCTGCCGCTACGACGAGGGGGCCGGATATGTCTAGCGGCTGGGTCGACATCGACGACCATGGCGTGGCGTTCCTCATCCACGACCTCGAGGACGCCTCCCGGAACGTCAAGGACCGCGTCGGGGACGTCTACCAGGCGTCCGGTCCGACGTTCGTGAGGACGATGAAACGCGTCGTCCGCAAAGACACTCACACCCTCGAGAAGTCGCTGCACTTCACCGTCAACCGCAGGATGCCGCGGCTCCGGTTGGGGTCGCTGAAACGGAACAAGAATCCCAAGTCGGGGCAGCTGGCGCAAACCTACGCCGGATATGTGCATGACGGGACGTGGAAGATGGACCCGAATCCGTACACCCAGATCGCCATCGACAAGCACACGACCGAGCAGAGCAGTTTCATGCGTGGGATGCGAAAGGCCGGGGTCGCGAACCTTGGCAGATCGACCGGAGGAGGCCGCTTCTGAGACTCCTGACTGACGCCGTGTACGCCGCCCTCGGAGCCGGGGGGCGCCGCATAGGTGACGCCCATGCCCCTGCCGACACGACCAGACCCTACGCCGTCCTGTATCCCCTCTACGTTGGCGGTCGTGACGGGCCTGACAGCGACTGGCAGGCTGACGGCTGGTATGAGTATCAGGTGACGTCGGTGGGTGACACGAGGATGCAAGCCGAGGGGCTCGCCGACGAACTCCGTGTCCGGCTCCTCGCTTCGACCCTCACCGTCAACGGCTTCGCGACGGGGCCGATCAACCTGTCCGACGACGTGGGTGTGGAACGGGACGACGACGTGCAGCCCCCCATCTACTACACGATCCAGATGTATTCGATCTTCGCCACGCCGGACGTCACCGCGTACACCCGCAGCGTCACGGAACCCGTCGGCGTCACTGACTCGGTGACGACCGTCCCGTAGCTCTCGCCCATCTGAGGATCGTGGACGCCCGCCACACCGGACCTCCCTCCAACGGCCAGTCCGGTTCGGGCATGGCTCCCCGATGGTGCCACTGGTCGACGGTGTTGCGTTTCACGCCTAAGAGGACGGCGACTTCGGCGGGGCCGATGATCGTGTCAGTCTCGGGCCTCGACTGGTTCCCTGGGATCACGCGTCAGATTCTATGACACGGTGTTGGCCGCTGCGGGCCGGGGCGTGTAGCCTCACGGCATGGAGTTCATCACCATTCACCACCCGAAGCTCAAGTTGGAGGCCGTGGTCGCCCGTTCCACGTTCGACAACCTGGCTCCTAAGGGGTGGAAGGAAGGCGCTCTGCCTTCACCGAAACGGGACAAGTCGTCTACCACGGAGGATGAATAATGGTCCGCTACGTTCCAGAAGGAAACATCGAGTTCTCGTATGTCGCTGCAATCTCAGTCCCCGCCGCGCCGACGTCGACAGAGTTGAATGGCGGCGTCGATCTGACGGCGTTCTCCGTCGGAGACTTGGACATGCCGTTCGAGGGTTCCACGGCTGACGCTGCGGACCTGTCGTCCCGGTTCAACAAGACCGCCCCCGGCGACTACGGAGGCCAGGCAGGCTCCGCGACGTTCTACAAGGAGAAGCTCCTCGCCGACGACACGGCATGGACGACGCTCCCCATCGGCACCACCGGCTATCTCGTCGTCGCCACCCGCGGCCTCGCGACTCCCGGCACGTTCGCCATCGCGGACGTCGTGACGATCTACACCATCGAAGTCCTGTCACGGTCCATCGCAGGGCAGGCTCGGAACACGACGACCAGGTTCCAAGTCCAGTTCGCGATCACCGAGGAGCCGACCGAAGACTACGCGATCGTTGCCTGATGAACATCGCTGACGTCATCGCAGCGAAGCGTCCCCGCACGACGACGGTGTGGATGCTTCTCGACGACGCGCTGGCCGCCGAGAGGGACAGGTTGCTCAAGGACCTGTCCCTCGCCGAGCGGCAGGACACGTGGATCAACCGTCGCCCCATCGCGCCCGGGATGCGCGAACGGCTCGTCGAACTCGACCAGCTCATTCACGACGCGAGAGTGCCGTTCACTTTCAAGGCGATGGGACGTTCCCGGTGGGTGGAACTCGTCGAGGAGTTCACCGACGACAAGACTGGCGAGTTGGACATTGAAGGATTCGGTCCGCTCATGCTCTCTGAGTCGTCGGTCGATCCTGAGACGGGCGGCCAGTGGATGACGGCCGACGACGTGAAGACACTGTGGAAGGAGTGGTCGGCAGCGGAGACGGAGGAACTCTACATCGCGTGCTTCCGACTCAACAGGGAGGTCCGTGACATCCCTTTCATCGGCGCCGTTACCGACGAGACGGCGAACTCAGACTCGAACTCGATTACTGCGGACCCCGAGGACTAGCGCACTCGGCGTTTCTCGAATGGGACCCGCAGGATCAGGGGAAGGCGTTGGCGTGGCAACTCGAGCAGGGCAGCAAGTGTGGAAGGTGCGGCACGTATTCGTGGGAGTGGGGCACCGACGAGGAGCCTGTGGACGCCTACGACGCGGACGGGCTGTTGTGTCACGGATGCGAACGGCTCGACACGGAGAAGCTACGTCGCGAGGACCAGCCGCGACTCCCGGGTGTAGACGTCGTCCTCTACCGGAAGGCTGCTGCTGATGGCCCGTAACGTCTACATCGACATCAAGGCGAGGACCGCGCAGTATGAACGGTCGCTCGCGAAGGCGACGCTCTCGACGCAGGGCTTCTCGGCGTCGCTCGGCAACGTCGCGAAGAAGGCCGCGCTCGGCGGTCTGGCTGCCGCAGCCGTAGGGGTCGCTGCCATCGGCGCCGCTGCCGTCGCGGTCGGCGTCAAAGCGGCGACGGCGTTCGCCGGGTTCGAGAAGTCCTTGTCCCAGATTGAGGGCCTGGTCGGCATCGCACACGACGAGGTGGTCGGCTTCGGTGACGCCATCAAGGAACTCTCTGTCGTGACAGCGACGGGTCCGCAGGAACTGGCCGAGGCCATGTTCTTCATCACGTCCGCTGGCTTGGAGGGCGCCGAGGCGCTCGACGCGCTCGAAGTGTCAGCGAAAGCGTCCGCTGCCGGTCTGGGCGAGACGGCTGTGATCGCGGACGTCGTCACGTCTGCGATGAACGCCTACGGTCCCGCCATCGGCGGCGCTGCGGAAGCCACCGACGTCTTGGTGGCTGCGGTTCGGGAGGGTAAGGCAGCTGCCCCAGAGTTGGCGGGTTCGTTGGGCCGTGTCATTCCCATCGCTTCACAGATGGGCGTCACGTTCGACCAGGTAGGCGCGGCTGTGGCTGCCATGACGAGGGTCGGTCTGGACGCTGCGGAATCGTCCACGGCGCTGCGGTCCATCCTCAACTCGCTGCTGGCCCCCGGCAACGACGCCAAGAAGGCGCTCCAAGAGGTCGGCCTGTCCGCTGCGGGACTGCGCGACGAGTTGCGTAACAAAGGACTGTTCGAGACGTTGCAGACGTTGACGGTCGCGTTCGACGGACAGGACGAAGCCACGTCCCGGGTGTTCGGCAACGTGCGAGCCCTGACGGGCGTCATGTCACTCATGGGATCGAACGCCGACGCGACGCGTGACATCTTCGACGAACTCGCCAACTCCACCGGGAGCCTCGATACGGCGTTCGGTGTCGCCGCCGAGACTGGGGCGTTCGCATTCGAGCAGGCCAAGGCCAGGATCGACGTGGCGCTCCTCGACGTGGGCGAAACGATCCTCCCGAAGCTCGCTGACGCTCTCGAGACGATCATGCCGATGATCCCCGACCTGATCTCGTCGCTTGGCGACCTTGCGATCAGTCTCGTCGAGTTGGGATCGACAGCGATCCCCTACGTCGTTGACGGCTTCTACGAGGCAGAGTTGGCGGTCATCAAGTTCGAGACGGGACTCCTCAGGTTGGAGAGGTTCACCGGCACCGGCATCCTCGGAGTGGTCGGTGACTTGAACTCGTTGGTCGGCGGCTCCCGGTCGGATTGGGACGCCGACAAGCAAGCGAAACTCGACTGGCTCGAAGTCCAGCAGCGCGTCATGAAACGGATGCACGAAGGCATGCCAGCAGAGGCGGCGGCGGCCAGGGCGATGGCTGAACTCACCGACGCCAACATTGTCTCCGCGGACTCGATGCGAATGGTTCAAGAGCAGGCGGGACTGACGGACGCCGAGATCGTGACCCTCGTCGGCACCGGAGGCAGGTTCGCCCAGACGTGGGGACTGACGACAGAGCAGGTCAACGCGTTGCGAGGCGCCCTGGAAGATCAGAAGACCACGATGCGCGGCGACCTCATCAAGTCGATGGGAGAGGCGTCTTCGGGCAACGAGGAACTCGGCAATACGGCCAGGTGGGCAGAGTCCGCGATCAGCGACGAAGCGGCAGCGCTCGGCGGCGACATCCTCCCGGCCCTCTCCGACTTCCAGGAAGGGCTCCTCGCTGCACTCGACGCTCAGGAATCACTCGCCCTGGCGGTCCAGGCGTTCGCGGACCCGACGTTCAAGGCTGTCGCTGCGATGAAGAAGCTGACGACAGCGAACGAGAAGCTCGCCGAAGTCCAAGAGGACAACGACGCTACGGCTGCGGATCTGGCTGCGGCGCAACTCGCCGTCGTCGAAGCGACACTCGCGGCGCAAGGCGCACTGGACTCGTTGACGCCGATGGCGCTCGAAGCGGCGCTGGAAGCCATCACGACAGCGCTCGGCATATCCGACGAGGAGGCCCGCGCTCTGCTCGAGACGCTCGGCATCCTCGACGGCTCGCAAGTCAACACCGTCATCGAAGTCAACACCCGTTTCACGACGACGGGGTCTCCGCTGTTGAACAACATGGAGGAGATCCTTGCCACCAAAGCGGAAGCCCTCCCAGACGAATGGACGCCACCGAAGGACTACCACCTCGGCGGCGTCGTCCCCGGCCCTATGGGGCTGGCGCAACTCGCGGTCGTGCATGGCGGCGAGGAAGTCATCACACCGTCGGACCGTGCGCTGCGACCATCCGGTTCGTTCACGACGAACACGTCATCGAACTCGGTCACCGTCAACGTCATCGACTCGAACCACCGGGACCTGCAAGGCGACATCGCGACCGGCCTCATCCGTGCCGGAGTCACCGGCCAAGTCGATCTGATCGGAGCGTACTGATGGCAGCGTGGAGTTACGTCTACAAGGCAGGACCGGCAGGCGGCACACTCGAGACGCTCACGGACTACTGCACCGCCGTTCGGGTCGTCGCGGAATGGTCTACCGGGAAGCGCGGCACCAACCCTGTCGTCCAATACCGGCACGGCGAATACCCGTCGCCACGCAAATACGTCAGGCCCGCCTCGTTCCTCCTCGAGACGCATCTGCGCTACACGTCCAAGACCGGCACCGTCACGCACGGCGACGGGGCAGCCGGTCACGTGTACGAGAACCTGGGACATCTGAAACGCATCTTCGGCGGCGTGCAGGGAACCATGACGCGCCTCCAACGCACCGCCCCAGACCAGGGCACCGTCTACCTGGACGTTGAACTGTTGGGTGACGCCATCCCGTCACAGTCCCGGCACATCTTCACGTGGCCGCTCACCGCCCCGCATCCGTTCTGGATCGGCGCAGCCGACACCGGGAACACCGGGACCACCCTCACGGTCGCCGGTGACGCCCCTATCGGTGACGCCGTGATCACTCTCACCGGTGGCACGGACGGCGGGATCGTCCACACCGCTTCCGGCGCGTCCATCACGATCTCCGGGGCGATGCCTGCCGGCGGTGTCATCGTTGACGTCGGTGCCGGTACGTGTGTGAAGGTCACAGGCGGCGCCGACTGGTCCCAATACCTCGTCGTCAACAAGCGGTGGTGGTTCGAGTTGGATGCGGGAGCGAACGCGGTGACGAACGTGGGCGGCACCACGCACTCGGTGGATTGGTACACGCAATGGCGTTGAGATTCGAGGTCTGGACACGACCAGAATCGGGGACGTTCGTCAGGCGCTTCCCCCTCAAAGACGACGTCCAGTATTCGCTGTCGCTCGGACTGTTCGGCCAGGGCCTCCTCGTCGTACCGTCCGAGCATCCGCGCCTCGCGGACCTGCTCTCCGTGGACCTCACCGACCGGACACTGGACAAGGGTTCCCTGATTCGCGCCTACTGGGACGACACGCACCTGTACGACTGGTATGCCGCGCGCATGTCCGTGGACTACAACGAGACTGATCTGCGACAAGCAACGATCACCGGCCCCGGTCCCGGCGCTGTCCTCGACCGCACCCTCGTCCTCCCATACGACTACCCGGCGACCCCGACGCTCGTGCCGTCCCACATCTACGGACCGGCGAACACTCTGCTCACCAACGCAGGCTTCGAGGACGGCCTACCCGACGAAGATTTCGAGGACCTGAACCTGGGCGGCTGGTCCGAACTCGGCGGTAGCACCCTGGACGCCACTGAGGACGGCATGGAAGTCTGGGGGGAGTTGTTGTGGGACATCTCAGCGTCGCCGTCCAGTCCGATCACCGGCGCCTACTCGTTACAGATTCCGTTCCCCGGCACGCCACCCGCGGGCGTGTCGAGGACGATCGACGTGATCCCGAACGCACAGGTCCGTGTCCGATACAACTTCGAGGAACCCACCGGCAACGGCGACCGGTTCCTCATGTTCGCCGCCGACCCCGACGAGGGGACGATCCCGACGATCCTTTCGACGAACGGCTGGATATACAACGGCGTCGGCTTCGTCGAACTCGACGGCGCAGCGAGGTTCGCGGGGGCGTCGGACGGGACGACGCAGACGTTCGACATCGAGGTGACGTGCGGCCCGAACCAGACCCGGCTACAGATCGGATGCCAGAACGCCACGACGTCCACGCACACGAATCCCGGCTATCTCGATGACGGCGTGTACACGGGCGACGGCCTCGGACTCGCACCCTGGTTCGCGCACCGCAACGACTATCAGATCATGGAACTCGACTCGACGTTCAAACGTACCGGCGACTCGTCGCTCAAGTTCCAGACGACGAGCATGGCCGACGACGAGGCCAGGGACGGACCGACCCAGTACGTGTTCTGTGAAGTCGGGGCACAGTACGACGAGTCCGCGTGGATATACCAGGCATCCGGTTTGACCCACTACTTCCGTGTCGGGATGAAACGCCGCGGCTCGGGCTGGACGGCGGGCCTCGTCGACGTGGCGGTTCCGACAGCGACGTGGACGAAGATCGGCTGCAACGGCGTCGCGGACCAGGAAGCATACGAGTTCACGATCCGGTGGGTGAACGCTACGGGTGGCCCCTCGGCGTCACCCGTCTTCTGGGTCGATGACTGTTCGATGGGTCCGGGCGCTCCCGCCTCCACCTACGGTCTCATCATGGGCGACCTGCTGGACGACGCCGGAACCGACCACGCCCCTACCCGCACCGCCCTCGCCTGGTTGACTCGGACGTTCACCGATACGCTCGACACGAACACGGACGCATGGGACCAGGACATTTCGGCGGCGATCAACCGGGGCCAGTCACTCCGCAGGGTCGTCACCTTCCACGGCAGCGGATTCGGCTACCAGGCAGACATTCACCCCAACGCCTCGGACGACACGATCATCGAGTTCGACCTGTTCAACCCCGGCGCGATGGGCACCGACCGGACGACCGGCGACGGCGGCGCGATCACCGGCGTCGGCGTCGTATCGGTAGGGCCGATCATCAGGAGGGAACCCCGCGCGTCGTACACGTTCATCGAAGGAGCCGACCAGTGGTGGGGCGAAGCGCGCGACACGGACCTCGAGACGGCGTGGGGCGAGATCGAAACGTATCAAGGTTCCGTGGAGCGAATGGACGCTTCCCTCGCTGACGTCGCCACCGAACTCCTCGCCTCCGATACTGCCGAGACCGTCGTCGTGTCGTTCCAGGACCCGCCTCTGATCCCCGGCAAGGACTACAAGATCGGTGACCTTGTGACGCTGATCCTCGGAGACGATCTGGTGCCGTCCGGGTCGCATCGTGTCGCCGCCATCGGTATCCAGTCGGGCGATCCGTCGCCGCTGTTCCAGGTACAGTTCACACCGGAGGTGGGCGTATGACGAGGAAGCCGGTCGATCCGCAGGCGGCGATGGCCGACGGGGTGAGCAGGCTGCTCCGCAAGTTCGACGGCCTCGGGTTGAAGACGCCGACCGGATACAGCGGCACCCCCTCCACCGGAGGCGGCGGCGGGCCGATAGAGACGTCGATCCTCGTCGCCTCGGCAAGCCAGACGGTCGAGATGAAACGCAACGCCGACTACGTCTGTGACGGCGTCGATGACGACGAGGAGGTCATGGCAGCGAAGTCTGATCTCGACGCACGCACGGACTGGTCGGGACGCATCCAACTCTCGGACGGTGCCTTCGACTGCACCGGACCCGTCGACACCGGGAAGCATGACCTTCGGGGCGCCGGGATGTACGCGACGGAACTCACCTTCAACGACGGCTCCACGTATACGACGTCGCCCACGTCCGCGATACTGCGTAGCACTGACGGAACCATCGCGGACCTGTCCCTCGTCAACTGGCTCTACACCGGAGGACCGAACCCGGTCTACACGGTCTACAGCAGTGGCGGTCGGCTCAACAACATCTCCGTCTATCACGGCGGCGGCGACGAAATCACTCCCCTCCACGTCGTCGGTATCTTCGAGGGGTCCGCCGACAACATCAGGGTCTACGGCGGCACCTACAGGTACGGGGCGGGCGGGTCCGCGATCTACGTCGTGAAGGGCACCGGCCACGACCAGGCCGCGGTCGTCAACTGTTACGTCGACGGCCAGTATCACAACGACTACGGCATCCTCATCGCCGGTGTCGGCGTCATCGTCGCCAACAACAAGATCGACCGGACCTACTCGCATGGCATCCACGTCGCAGGAGACCACGCCGTGGTCAGTGGCAACGCCATCATCGACCCTTCCAACTACGGCGTCTATCTCGCTGCTGTCGCAGACGGCGGCGTCGTCGTCGGCAACTCCGTCTACGGGGACGACGGCACCTACGAGTCCGGCGTCTACGTCGAGGCGGGAGCGACCGGGAACGTCGTCGGCCCCAACGTGTCGAGCGATCACACCGTCGCCGCTGTGGAGGACTACGGCACCGGCACCGTCATCGTCGGCGGCGAGACGGTCAGAGTTCCGACCTATGCCACCGACCCTGTCTCTCCTGTCGAGGGCGACATGATTATCAACTCGACAGATGGTGTCGCCAAGGTCTTCTTCGGCGGGGCATGGCACACGATGACGACGGAAGCCACTCAGGCACCGATCACTGATCCGGTCGGGGTCACAGACTCGGTTGTCACCCATCTCGACAACGTGAGGGTCGAGATCACTGAGACGGTTGGCGTGACCGACGACACAAGCGAGGTGCTCGCATGAAGTGGACAAGCAAGGCGCTCCTCATCCCCGGCCTCGTCGTCGGCGTCGGCGTCGTCGCCGTCATCGCACTCGACCAGTTCTTCGACGTGCATTACACGTTCATCGGCATCGGCACGATCCTCGTCGGCGTCACCGGCTTCACCGCCCTGTGGGACAAGGCAGACGCGGCGCTCCGCACCGCGACGAACATCGAGCATCAGATCAACGGCGGAATGTCCGACGCAGCCAAGCGGCACGTTCAGGAGGCGTTCGAAAGCCAGGAGATCGAAGTCGGCTTGTGGCGCAGGGTCAACGCTCTGGAGGAGGCGAAGCAGGATTGCCTGGATCGGGAGAAGCGGTGCGAGGAGGAGAACGAGAAGATGCGTGAGTGGGTGATCGCTCGGCTTGACCAGTCACCGCTTGGGCGAGACGACGGGAGGGACGGATGAAGACCCTCGACGTTCCCGCCCTATGGACAGCGGCCGGTCTGACCGTCACCTATCTCGACGGATGGGACACGCCGACCAGCGGGCCGTACCTGTGGCGGTCGGGTGATCCTGTCTGTTCGATGTGGCACCACACGGCGACGAGTGCGTACACGCCGAACAGGGTCAAGGCGAATGTGTGGGCGGGACTCGCCCGGGGCGACCGGCTCTACCAGACCGGGGGCGGGGTTCCGACGCTCGTCGTTGCGAACGCCTACCCCGCGCCCATCTCGTCCGGCTACGGACAGAAGGACATCATCGACGGGGCAGCTGCCGACGTGCCGAATGATCGTCTCGCCAGAGGTGCAGACGACTCGCCGAAGTGGGCGGCCAACCGTTCAGCGTGGAACACGGAAGTCATCCTCAACGGTGTCGGCGCTGTCATCGACCCGGACGTGTGGGAGATGCTCATCACCGCAGCGACGATCCTCCACTTCCACATGGGATGGACAGAGCATCGAGCCATCGGCCATGCACAGTTCACGAACCGTAAGATCGACCTGCGCGACGGCGCGGACCCGTCAGCCAGGGAGACGATGATCCGCTTCCGCAACGACATGGAGGACAACATGTTCACCCACTACCAGATCGGGACCGAATACGGCGAATGGGAAGCGGTGTCGTGGTGGCTGTTCATGCTCGCCGGTGGCACGATCGACGCCAACGGCAACTCGGACCAGGTCCAGACACAACTGCCGTGGAAGACGAACGTGCGTCTCGTCCAGACCGAAGACTTCATCCTCATCTCCGACCTCATCGGCCTATCCAACCCGAACCGGATTGCTCTCACCGATTCGGGCCTCTACCGTTGGGGCAAGGAACTCGCCAGCCTGCGCCAGAAGGCATACACATAGGAGGACCAGACATGAACTACATCAACTGGATCGCGAAGGCGCTCGCCGCCATGCTCGTGGCGTTCGTCGCCGCAGCAGCGCAGTACGCCCTAGACCTCCCGCCGTGGGTGTACGTCCTCGTGGCGACCGCCCTCGCCGGGATCACGGTGTTCCTCGTCCCGAACGGTGAGAAGCCGGTCGCTGACTGACGAGGCCTAGCTCGCCCTGCGCCTGGCTCCCCGCGCACTGTCCCCCTAGTGCGACAGCCCGGTCAGGCGTAGGGCGCTCCCTACGGCTCAGAGGCGCCCAGATGGCGCTACAGCCAACAGAAAGGCCCGCCCCCCGGTAAGGAGGCGGGCCTTTCGTGTAGGGGCGTCTAACGGCTCTGACGGGGTAGATGGTCGGATACGTCGATCCCCCACAACCGGCGCAGCCGCTCCGCGTCGACGTTCAACGTATTGATGTTCGGATACTCCTCGTGGAGTTCCCAGAAGAACAGCGCCACGTCCAAGTTCCGTGCCACCGTCAACGCGGCGTCATCCACCGCCTGCTCGCTCGTCGGCATCCTGCTCCTTCCTGTGTATGTCGCACGTCGGAGACGAACAGTCGGGGAACCGTTCGGCGTGGAGCCTGCGGATCACTGCGTCAGCCGTCATCGGCTGCCCGAAATGACGGACCGTGTACTCCTCCCATCCGATCTGTTCGACCGGCGTGTCGGGCAGCCCCCGATACCGGTCACGCATCGCCGCCTCCCGGCGCTGCTCGTAGGACCCCGCGACCAGTTGCGAACCCGTCGGCGGGAACCTCAGGCCCTTCTCATAGAGCGCCAACACGGCACCCCAGACGTCGGAGGCGTCGAACTTCTCGACGTCGAAGAAGTACGCGACCGCCTGCTCGGCGTGCCACTGAGACTCAGGGAACCTGTCCGCGATCCACTCGCACACCTCCTGCCACTCAGCGCCCGTCATCGTCGAAACGTCCGTCTCAGTCGTGTCCGCAGCCGCGGCCCCTTCTCCGAGCCGATGATCCGCAACCGTGTCGAAGGCATCACCAGAGTTCTGCCGTCGATTCGGACACCCATCAAGCGGACCTCGATCCTGCCGTGACGCAGATACGCGACCGCTCCCCGAAGCCGGTCGGCGTAGCCCGTCCTCTCATCCTCGAACGAGAGAGTGTCCCACCGTGCCAATTCGATCAGCGGCTGGTCTGGGAGTTTGATATACAAGGTCATTCGTCGCCTCCGATCTCGGCGATTGCTTGTCTTCTCTTCTGCCTCGTCGATGCTCGTTCCACGTCCCGTTCCGACACGGCGAACTCGAGGGACCGCAGGGCAGGCCAGTTCGTTGCGATCCCTGTCGGCGTCACTGCGGCGCCACGATATTTCGCCCGATAGACGAGGACCCGTTCAGGGACTTCGGCAGGGTCGGCTCCGATCTCGGTCAACTGTTTCGCTGCGGCGTGGACACGTCCCCATTGCGCCTGCGGCACCTCGTCCCGGTCCCAGCCCATCGCGTCGACGAGCGCCCACACCATCGCGTCGTGTGAGGCTTTCACGCCCGCCAGGGCTAACTCGGTCGAATGGCTTTCGGTCATATGGCTTTCGGTATATCCCTCCGCATCTACGCTCACCTCCCCCTCCGCATCAGTGCTAACCCCCCCCTCCGCATCTATGCGTACCCCCCCGGGAACAGTCCGCACCGTGTATAGGTTCGACGTCTGTCTCCCGTCCGCGAAGCGAGGCTGCCGCACAATGGCCTCAGCGCCAACGAGTTCCGCCAACGCACGGTCAATCGTTCCGACGTGGCACTTGCCTAACTCCGCCATCCGGCGCCTCGAAACGAACGTCTCAGCGTCCCCCTGGGAGTAGTCGGCGTGCCTGCGGAGGATGCAATACACCTGCAACGCTCGGGGCGTCACGGCGTAGATGATCCACTCTGGTACGACAGCGAAATACACGTCCGCTTTCGTCATCGGACTCGCACCAGGACTGCCAGTTCGTCGGTCACGTCTTCGAGCCGGTCAGCGACCCGGGCCGTCTCCACGACCAGCATGCCGACCAGTTCGAGCATCCCGACGTCGGACGGCACACCGTCATGCTCGACTTCAGCGATGACGTTGACGACTCGTTTCGCGACCTCCTCGATGTGCTTTGCACTCATCCGTTCCTCCTCAGTTCGTTCAGTTCGCACAGCAACGATTCGACCTCCCACAGTTTCATTCGCTGCCTCCCGTCCAACAGGTCATGGTGGTAGACGCACAGGAACATGACATTGGCGAGGACGTCCCTCGTCAAGTCCGGGTTCCCGCCCATACCCAAACCGCGGATATGGGCGAGTTCCTTACCGTGGGCCGTGCAGCGCGACCACTCGCAGACGCCGCCAGACCGCTCCACCGTCTGCGCCCGTAGCTCACTCCGCAGGCTCATGGCGTCTCCTCCCCGACCCTCATCGTCGTCTCCCAATGTTGCAGGTCAAGATGACAAGCAACAATACGACTGACTGCATCACCAAGACGATCCGTACAAAGTCACATTCGGTCATAGCGTCTCCCTCCCGACCCCCAACGCAGCATCGACAGCATCTTCAATGTTGCCAGTTGCTTTCCACGCCTTCCATGCGGCTTCGTAGTCGGGTTCGACAGGCACCACGAATAGTTCCTTGACTTCCGCAGTGGGGTACAACATCTCCATGTCATTTGCTTCTCGGTACAGGGTCATGGCGTCTCCTCCCCGACCCATCGGTACACATGCAGGTGCGGCTCTATCACTCCGCACGTCGGACAGTGGTTGCCGCTGATCGGCGCAATGTCGGCCTCGATCGGAACAGCCAGCAGGACGGTTCCGATCCATTGTCTGACGAGTTCCTGCATCGGGTCGTCGGGGTGTAGGTTCGGGTCGATCTGGTAGAGGGTCATACTTCTCCGATCCCTGGTATCTCAGTCCCGGCAGGCAGGTCCGCGAGCCGGTTCGAGTTCTCCCACAAGACGTGCGTCACGTCGGGGCATCCGTCGGCGCAGTAGTACTCGCCGTCGCTCCCCGGGTACGGGTCGTCCATCGAATAGTTGGCCTCCTCGACGTTGCAGAGCGTGAACGACGTTTCGTCTTCCGACGTCCTCCCGCAGTCCGCGCACGTGATGAGCGCCTCGTCCCTGTCGTCTGCCCGGTCACTCACTGTTCCCTCTCCTTTCGGCTTCGACGTAGGGGAGCGCCCCGTACAGGCGCTCCTTCAACTCTATGTCCCTGACACGGACGTTCGCCCGCGCCGTCTCTTGCTGGACTGCTGCGATCTCGACGGCGTACCTACGCCGCAGGGAATAGACCCTGCGGCGGTAGGTGTCGATGATGACCGTCGCGGTAAGGGCGTTCGTCACAAGAACGACGACCGCCCACCACGCTGTCTCACTCATCGGGCGTCCCGTCTGGGAAGTCCTTGAGGAGTTGCTCGTACAGGAACGGCGTCTTGCTCCACAGGTGGATGCCCAGGCCGGTCCTCATCCAGCATCGTTTCAGGGCGTCCGACGACGCCTTCTTTGCGTTGTCGCCGTCGTTCTCGGACGCCGGATGCTCCGCGACGCCCGCCTCCGTGATCGTGATTGCTCGTCCGTCGATTTCGACGGTCAACGTCGCGAGGACACCAACCACCGCCCCGTCCCTGGCGGGGTATGTCGCCTTGGAAGTCGTCTCCTCTGCGGCGTAGCCTCGGATGAGGGTCGTCACCTCGAAGTCGAACGGCCCGACAATCGTGAGGGCTCGTTGCGTCACGTCCTCATGGCTGACGTAATCGCCGTGCTTCCCGGGCGCTGCCTTCTTGACGAGTTTCGGCGGGAAGGGCACCGCCAACTGGATCAACTGTTCCGGCCTATTCATCGAACGCTCCTGTCCTCGAGAGCCAACTTGATCTGGCTCCTGTTGAGAATGAATGTCTCCAGGCGGTACTTGTCCACCCGCCTCGCCTTGCTCGTTCCTCCTTTCAGATGCGTGTGCAAGTCGCATCGTTCCGTCCTGATGTCCCATCCCTCCTTGCGGAGGTCCCAGACTCGGGCTGCGGCGCGGGGTATCCCCGGCTGTAGTCCGTAGGTGAACGTCTCAGAGCAGACACCCTGTTCTCGGGCCTGCAACAGACGTAACACTCGTTCCTTCTGCTTCATGGGCTGTTCGTCCTTTCTACGCCGCTGACGTTGGCTTGTCTGGCGTGCTTTCTTCGTCTTGGTGTGACGACACCGGGGGAATCAGGTCCCATCCGTACAACCTGAGCGCTCGGACAGCGTCCGACAGGCCTTGCGAGCCGTCGTCGAATCCGTCCGCATAGCCCCGGTCGTAGGCTCCTTCGATCTCGTCGATGGCGGCGTTCCATCCGAACGTCCGTCCGGCCATCATCGCCGCCACGGTGAGGAGCGTCAGCGCCACCCACGACGCAACGATGGCGATCACGTCGGCTCGCCTTTCAACGCGACGCGCGTCACGCCCGTCTGGCGCCTGTCCTCTCCGACCATCGCCTCGTCCGTTCCGTCGTGGTCGGTGACGGGACGGGGAGCGACACGCAGATCGACGTCGCGCTGCCGCAGGTACGTCTTCAACTGCGTCCACCGCCACGACAGCCTCACGGCGTCGGCAGCGATGGCGTCCTGCAAGACGTCCATCGGCCCCTGCCCTGTGGCTGTGGCGACACTGACGAGGATCGCCGGGGTGTTGTATGTCCGGTCCGTCGTGTACGTCGGCACCAACTCGTATCGCTTCCCGACAGCAACCGGGGCGCCTGCCCTCTCGTTCGGGTCGGCACGGTTGTCTTTCGGGGCGTCCCACTGGCGGTCCATCTCGGACGTCAGCCGCTCCCACCTGTGACGGGTGTCGGCCAATATGACTTCGATCTCTCTCGTCAGCCCAACGGCGTCAGCGAGTTCCGCGTCGCTCGGCGTCATCCGCTTCACTTTCGTCGCCGCTGCCAGCAACGTCGAAAGGTGCGAGCGGATCGCCTCGTCCTCGAGATGCTCGTCGATCTGTCTGTCCAGCTGCCGGTCCGCAGCCAAGGCCTCCTCGGCGGCAGTCGGTTCACTCATCGTTTGCTCCTCTTCTCGTTCCATTCGTCAATCGTCTTCTGCTCCCAGATCGGTGTCCGGCCTAAGCCGACGAACTGATCCGGTGGGGGCAGTTCGCCCCGGTTCGACATCGTGTAGAGCGTGTCAAGCTTCAAGCCGATGTGAACAGCGATGTCACCGACACCCAGCATTCGTTCCGTCATCCGTCCTCCTTCTTCTTCTGTTGCTGATACCACGCCGCCAACTGCATCGCGATGGTGTGGCTGTGACGCACACCCGGCCTGTTCTCACCGAACGGGCAAGAGCAGTAGGCGGTCCCGGGAGTCACCGACACGGCATACACGACGCCGGAATCTCCCTTCACTTCCCCCGCCGCTATCCGCAGGTCGCCGTCGTCGTCGTATTCGATCATCTCGACCGTCACGGCTCCTTCCGTGACGAGCCTCGCCGCCTTGTATTCGCTGTCCTTCATTCCTCCTCCTCACTCGACGTAACTGGACGGGCCGACGTTCATCCAGTCCAACCCGAACCACGGATTCGACGCCTGGATGATCGTCGTCGATTGCTCCACCGGGATCGCGAACTCGGTCGGGTTGATCGAATCCTCAGCGTCCCACGACGACCCGATGGACTTGAGTGCCAGGTCGTAGAAGGCGACGAGACACGGCTCAATGCCCCCTGCAGCCGCTTCCACGCACACCTGGAGTTCTTGTGCCGTGAGGCTCCGCTTGAACCTCATAGCGGCATCTCCGGCTGCACCGTTTCGATGTACTCCCGCGCTGCCCGTTCGGAGCGGAACAGTCCCGAGTAGTCCGTGAACAGCCGATGCGGCACGCCACGCCGAGCGATAGAGACACCGAAGATCGCGTCGTTACGCATCCCCGTCCCTTCGCACAGTTCGTACAGCCAGTCGCCGTGCAGTTCGCCGCACTCGATCCGGTGCGGCGTCATCACGTTCTTGCCGACGATCAGTTCGTCGAACTCCTCAGCGAACGTCATTTCGTCACCTCGAATGCTGCCACCCGACGCAACTGCTCTTCGGTGAGGTCACGCCGGTCGATCTGCGCCTCCACGTCCGTGTAGACGTAGCCGGAACGCCGCTCCACTTCCTCGCCCCATTCGCCCAGATACACCGAACCGCCGGGGACGCCCAGCTGGTCTGCGACGGCCTGACCGATGTCGGTCCAGTCCGTGGCGCGAGTGGACACCATGACGTTCGTCTTGACGTTCACCATCGGGTCCTCCCAACGGCCAGAGTCCGCGAGTCGCATCTGGAACGTCGGCACCGCTTGGCGGTTGCTGTCTTCGATGAGTTGCGAGAACGTGCGAATGTCTCGCCGCAGGAGAACGAGACGCCGCAGCGCCCACCGATCCCGCTTGGCGATGTTCGACAACCAATGCGCCGAACCGGCAACGAACGCCGGTCCGTCGTTGAGGCCGATCATCAACTCGTATGACGGGTCCTCGACCCAGTAGTCCAACCCGTCTTCGCACAACCCGCACATGAAGTCGGCTCCACCGGGAGTCCCGACGTAGGTGCCATGCACGCAACGGTCGCCGCCCCAACGGCCGTCGTCAGTAGACGGGTCCGTGTCCTCGAGACGCTGCAACTGCTCGTCCGCTGCCCGCGCCAACTCCTCCTCGAACTGATCGTCGATCTGTGTCTGCTCGAATGCGGTCACGACCGCACCTCCTTCGGTTCCCATCCGTCCTCCATGCCCTGCTCCCACACGGCGGCGTCGTCGGGACGCCCCATCTTCACCCACCAGTCATGCTCCTCCGACCAGTGCCACGGCTTCTCGAAATACTCGAGCAGGCCGGTCACGTCGTCGTCTTGAATGAAGCCCGCCGTCACCATGTCACGTGCGAACGACCAGACCTCGTCCGATGACTCGATCCACTTGCCAATAGTCCTCATGCTCACCCCTTCACTATCACGTGGACGTTCCACGTCCGGTCCTTGCCACGCTGCTTCGTCCATCCGGTGACGAGGCCGTGCTTGCGGGCCTGCCGCAGCGCCTCCATCACGTCCTCAGTCGTCGGTCGCTTCTTCGTCGGGAAGTGCATGTCCATCACGCCACCTCGTCCACGTTGTAGATAGCGGAGCGGAGTTCTGCGAACTGCGTCCTGTTCAGGAACAGCGACACCCCGGCGACGATGATCGAATACACGCCGTCGTCCAAGTCGAACGCCTGAACCTTGCCGGTCCGTTCCGAGTGCGTGACGTGGACGTCCACCGACGTATGGCCCCGGCCGTTCGCGGAGTAGAACTCCTTGGCCCAGAGTGTCACGTCGGTGCGGTCTGGCTGCTCGTCGGTCGAGCAGGTGATGGTGACGGTGCGCGCCTTGAAATAGGGGCTGCCGTTCTTGTGCTTGAACGTCTTGGTCCTCGACGTCGTCTTCATCCTGTCCTTCAACATCGTTCCTCCTTTGGAACCGGCCTGCCATCGTCAGTGTCGGGGCGGCCACTCCCCGACAGACCCCCTTGCGGGGGTTTCGGCTAGATGTAGGTGCTGTGGTTGTCGAAGTCCTCTTGAGCGGACTCGGTGCCGTTGGCGTCCTCCATGAAGCGCCGCACCATCTTGGTGGCTGCCCTGCCGGTCGGCTCGTCAAGCCCGTACCTGGACTGGTCGATGACGGTGAACAGATGCGAGCCTGCCAGATGCAGGACCCACGAATCCGGCTGCCACACGATCCTGAACTCCGACCCGGGCAGCCGATACCAGCGCCACCCGAATACGTCTGTCTCGAAACGAACGTCGATCATGTCGTCCTCCTCCTAGTGGATCATCCACTGAGCGAAACGGCTGCGGACGGTCCGCTCGGCTTCGCTGAATCCGTTGCTGAAATGGTCGGTCGAGACGCCGCTGCCGTAGTTCCCGATCAACTGCTTCTTCAGTTCGTCTACGAGAATCTCGAACGCCTCGAACGGCGCCGACACGTCGTTATCGAACAGGCCGTCCTCGAGGCCCTTGGCGAGGATGTTGTCGTACTGGCTCCACAGTCTCGCCTGAGCCTGGATTTCGGCGAGCGTCCCACAGTCGCTCCAGTCGAGGCGGTAGCCCTTCAGGAGGTTGGCGGCGACCTTCTCTTGCTCTGCTGCGAGCTTGGCGTTGAAGTCTGCTCGGACGGCAGTGACGAGGTGGCTCCTCATCTCGATGTAACGGTCTTCCTCGACGGGCGTGTAGTTGATGTCTGTCATGTCGTTCCTCCTAGTGAATGATGACCGGCTCGGCGGTCGCTGTTCCCGTCCACACTGTCGCGACGTCTTCCAACTCTCCGTAGTCCCCGTTGGAGGAGAAGTAGAGGTGGACGACGTATCCGTTGCCCCGCACCTGCCGGTCGTAATGGGCGACACTTTCGATGCCGTCGCAACCGTCCAGGTCGTCGTGGCTGCCCTTGCCCATCGTGATGTTGCAGAGGCGGCGGGCAGTCTCGGCGTCTTCGGCGTACACGGGCAGGAACCTCGTCCCGACTTCGGTGCGCCAGTTCGTCGGATAGCCCCGAGTGTCACGAACGAGTTTCGCTGCCCTGCGGAGCCGCTCGATGGCCTTCGTCATCGACAGTTCGTAGTAGCCAGTCTCGACGTGACGTGCTTGGCGGTGCGTGTCGCAAGCGACGACGTCGCCGTCTACGTCCAGGCAGTCCTCGCAAGTGATCCAGTCCGTGTTCACGATTCGTCCTCCAGATATTCGGTCGCCAACGACACGATCATGTTGATGTTCTCGACCGTCGAATGGCTGCGGCACAGCAGGCCCGCCGTCCGATACGACCGTCCGTTCGGTGTGCTGAGTTGCACTTTCACGTCCGCTCGGACGAGGCACTGATCGCAGCCCCCAACCTCTCGGACGCCCATCTTCACGACTCTTGACTTCCTCGTCATTTCGTTCCTCCTGAGTAGATGTGGTCGGCCTTGTGAGTCCGTGCCCACTGCTGGGCGTCGGCCTTGAGATTGAATATCGCCGAGTCCTCGCAGACCGGGCAGACGACTTCGGTGAACGTGGCGTAGATGAAATCCTGCGTCTTCGGGACGCTGTTGCGATCGGTTGTCATTTCGTCAGTCCCTTCGCTCCTAGGTAGGACTGCCAGCAGCCCCAGTGGTACCAGCCGCCGCCGACCTGTCCGACGTTGACGAGTTCGTATGGCGCCGTCTCCCAGTAGAGATGCGATTCGCCGCACCATTCGCATTCGTGCATTTCTTTCTCGACCGTCTCGCCCCGAAGGGCTGCCGTCAACTGCTCCGGCGTCGCTGTCCTGTGATTCATTTGGTGTTCCTTTCGTCTTCGATGCGGTTGAGGATGCCGGTGGCGGCGAGGACCGCTCCGGCGTCCATCACATACTGTCCGTTGTTGGCGGTCACGTTCCCGTACGTGTTGATCCAGTCGATGCTCGGAAGGCGGTCAACGGTGCGTCCGCTGAGGACGACTGTTGCTTGTGCGCCTCGCCGATGGAACGTCAACTCTGTTGCTCCGGGCATGCTGAGTTTGAATCCCGGTCCGAGGTTCGTGTAGCGCTCGTCGAATATGCGGCTGCTTGCGAAGTCTCTGCCCGTCAGTGTCGTCGTCTTCATCGTTGGCCTCCTTGTGGCCTCGTCCGTTCCTTCGTGGCATGGGAGGGAGTCGAACCCTCCCCGTCGCCCTTCCCGGGCTGCCGTAGTGCTCCCCGCCGGAATCGAACCGGCGTCTATATCCAATGGGAGCGTCACCACAACCCGTTTCGGGTCGCCGTGTCTCGTCCGCCTCTCTCAGCGGCGCCTTGCAGACCCTTAGGTTCCCGTCCCACTTGGCTTGGTTCTCCACACACCCTTTCGGTTGTGCTATGACGTTCGGCTTCCCAAGTTGCTGGGGCGGGGTTGACCGTTTGGTTCCCGCTCGGCTTGTTATTGCTGCTTCCCCGTCCTGTGTGAACTTCCCATGCCGGTCGGAGCGACCGTTTAGTGGCGGCCTTGTGGCGCTTGGCAGTCCGGGCTATCCGTTGCACTCTGCGTCGCTGCGGCTTGGGCGTTGGCGGGGGGCTTCTCTTGCTCGCTGGTTGTGCGGTGTTGGCCTACTCGACCGGTGTGGCTTGGGTGGCTCCTTCTTGTTCGTTGAACATACCGTAACATAGGTGAACTTGATCTGTCCAGGTCAACTAGGGTAGATTGGCGAGATTGGCCGGCACCGAAATGCTTGCTGCGTCCAGGGTCTGAGCATTACTTTGGAAACCCGTCAAATCTGTTTGGCGACTCGCCGCTTCGACCACGATTTCGCGCGGGTTTCGTGTCCATATATACGTGTCCCTGTTCCCGCCGTCGTCTAGGCTCCATGCCAAGCCGGTCCGTCTACGGCTCCCGACTCCGTCTGTGGGGGTGGCTCGTTCCTTCGCTCCCACACCGGCCTACCCGGGAGCGACGGGAGTATGAGGACGGAGTAGAAGTCCCGCCGACCGGCGCCACTCATCGAGGAGGAACGCAATGACGGGACGGAGACTCGAAACGGTGTACGTCGACGTGGACGACTTGATCCCCCATCCGCGGAACGTGCGGCAGGGCGACGTGGGCGCCATCGTCGAATCGCTCGACGCCCACGACCAGTACCGAACCATCGTCGTGTCAGCCGACACCATGCACGTCCTCGCCGGGAACCACACTTGGAAGGCGATGAAGGCGCGCGGCGACACTGAGATCGCCGTCCACCTCATCCCGGGCCTGACCCTCGACCAAGAGTTGCGGATCATGCTGACGGACAACGCAACGACAGACAAGGCGACGAACGAGGACACGGCGCTCGTCGAACTGCTGTTGGAGTTGGCTGAGACGTCGCAGCATCTGACCGGCTCCGGTTTCGACCGGGACGACCTCGACGCACTCATCTCGCAACTCGACCGGAACGCCATGGACCCGCAGGGAGCGACGGACCGGCTCCGTGGTAAGAAGATGCTGTCCGAGATCGACCTCATCTTCACGATGGGTTCCTACGGCAAGGGAGGGACGCCGACGTTGGGTTTGGACGACGCCGAGTCGGACACCTGGGGCCACATCGTTCAAGTCCTCTGCTGTCTCGCCGTCAAGTCCGGTTGGAAGTACGGCGTCCAGTCGTCGAAACTGACGTGCGGCTCGGCCCGCATCTGGGACACGCACAGGCCGGTGTTCGTTGACAACGAGTTCAAGGACTACGACCACGAAGCGCACGTCCGCTACGTCGCCTACTGGAAGCCCAAGTACGCGACGGTGCGGGACTTGATGACGGAGAAGCAATGCGCCGCCATCGACGTCCCGTACTACTCGGTCGCTGAGACGCTCGAGATGGCTGAGGAGATTCGAGAGGCGGGAGCGGAGCGCGTCATCCTGATCCCGAAGTACGACTGCTTCGATCAGCTGCCCGAGGATTACGTCATCGGCTTCTCCGTGCCGACGTCCTACGGCGGCTCCATGCTGCCCGTCGAGAAGTTCGCGGGACGGGACGTTCATCTGTTGGGTGGAGGACCGGCGTTGCAGATCGCCTACGTGGAGGCGTTCACCGACGCCGGGGCGAAGGTCGTTTCGCTCGACAACAACTACATGCTGAAGGTCGCGAAGTGGGGGACGTTCTGGTCTGAGAACAAGGCCGCGGGCCACCTCGACGAGTTGGGGTTCCGTGTCGGCAGCCTCGCCAACCCTCTCTACATTGCGCTCGGCATCTCGCTCGGATCGTTCGCCCGATTCTTCCAACGCCCCATCGAATCGGAGGAACCCGACGTGGACGAACACCTCGAAGTCTTGGAGGACTGAAACCTGGGACTACCTGGCGGAATGGCTGCTTGACGTCCGACTCCTGTGATTACACCACGAATCATGGTGCGTTGCGTCTACGCCAACGTCGCCGCCTCTGACGCCGTTCAGCGGAGTTGACTGGACTCGCCGCCGATGCGCGTGGTATGGTCGGTTTCGCCGGTCGTAGACAACCCGGCTCACCAAATACAAGGAGCATCGACGTGACTATCACGTGGCCCGCAATCGTCGGCAGGAACCGTCTCTACTTGGGCATCGTCCTCGCCGTCGTCTACCTGTCCATGATCCCCCTCGCCAACTACGCCATCGAACACTGGGGCACTCAGTTCGAGCCGGGAGGCCCGTTCCTCATCCATCTGTTCTGGTGGCCGTTCTCAGACCTATGGGCGCCGTCCGGCGTCATCTTCATCGGCTTCGCGTTCCTCGCCCGAGACATGGTGCAACGCGTCCTCGGCAAGTGGGTGGCGCTCGGAGCCATCGCCATCGGCATCTTCCTGTCCGCTCTCCTGTCCTCCCCCGGCCTCGTCATCGCCTCGGCGGTTGCGTTCGGGTTCTCAGAGGTCGCCGACTTCTCGGTCTACACGCCACTGGTGAAACGGTCGCTCTGGTTCGCTGTCATCGCGTCCGGCGTCGTCGGCTCGTTCATCGACTCGTTCCTGTTCCTCCAGATCGCATTCGGCTCGACGATGTTCTGGCAGGGACAAGTCGTCGGCAAGATTTCGATGAACGTCTTTGCGCTCCCGTTCATCTACCTGCTTCGGAAGGTGACGCCCGAACCCGTCGAAGCGGAGGTGGCGGCGTGACAGACGGCTTGACGATCCTCGGCTCGAGAGTCACAGAGCCGGGCGCCCTCGAGACGTTCCCGACTCCCGACCATGTGGAGAGCGTCATGCTCGCCGTGCTGGAAGGCACGTCCCGATGCCCGATCACCGGCCAGCCCGACTTCTGGGCGTGCGAGATCTCATACGGCCCAGCCGAGCGGTGCCTGGAGACGAAGTCGCTCAAGCTCTACCTGCAGGGCTTCCGCGAGGACGGCCATTTCGCTGAGGCACTCTCGGCACGCATCTGCGAAGACGTCCACGCCGCGCTCGAACCGGAATGGGTGGACGTCACGATCGTGTTCACGGTGCGGGGCGGCTGCGAAATCACTGCCACAGCCTCGATGGGGGCCGGTCGATGAGTGCCGTCGTGTTGCTGTCCGGCGGGATCGATTCGACGGTGACGCTGACGATGGCGCTCCAAGAGCATCGGGAGGTCCTCGCCCTGTCGATCCTGTACGGCCAGTCCCATCCCGAGGAAGTCGAGCATGCCGCAGCCGTCGCCAACTACTTCGGTCGCGGCGTCTACCACGAGATCGTGACGCTCGACGCGTCGCTCCTCGCCACCACCGCCTCGTCCCTCACCGGCGACCGTGCCATGCCAGACGAGACGTATGAAGAGCTCGCAGAACACGACGGCCCGTCCCCGACGTATGTGCCGTTCCGTAACGGCCTCATGCTGTCCATGGCGACCGCCAAGGCGCTGCCGTTCGGAGCGGACGAGGTGTGGGCCGGGATGCACTCTGAGGACGCGGCGCATTGGGCATACCCTGACTGCACTCCCGAGTTCATCGGCGGCATGGCGAACGCCATCTACGTCGGCACCTACCACCAGGTGCGGCTCCGCACCCCGTTGCAGTGGATGACGAAGACGGACGTCATCAGGGCAGGCATCGACCTGGCTGCGCCACTCACACTCACTCTCTCCTGCTACCGCGGCTACCCGCCCTGCGGGACCTGTCCGACGTGCGTGTCACGCATCCACGCCTTCGCCGAAATAGGCATCCGGGACCCCGCCGATGCTGCTGTTCGTCTCTAAGTCCCACGACCAGCTCCCCCGACGGGAACGCGTCGGGTCGCTCGTCACGCCACTCAACGGCGCCATCCCCGGCGACGTGTACGGGGCAGACAACGGCGCCTACACCGGATTCGACCCTGACCGGTATCGGGCCATGCTCGAACGGCTCCGCTCCTACCCGGGCTGCCGCTTCGTCGCTGTCCCCGACGTCGTAGGAGACGCCGCAGCCACAGATGCGCTCTGGTGGGAATGGTCAGGGGAAGTCGCCAAGCATCTTCCCGCCGCCTACGTGTCACAGGACGGGGCTACAGTCATTCCCCGATACGCCTCGGCGCTGTTCATCGGCGGCACCACCGAATGGAAACTCTCAGACGCCTCCCGCAGCCTCGTCCAAGAAGCACACCGCAGACACCTGTGGATTCACATGGGCCGCGTCAATTCGCACCAACGCCTCCGCACCGCCCAATCCTGGGGCTGCCACTCCATCGACGGCTCGTCACTCACCTGGTGGACAGACACCTATCTAGACGCCTTCCTCGACGCAACGACCTATCAGCAACTCCCCCTCGTCTAACCCGCTCTGCCCCCATTGTCGTGGCGCTCAGAGCCGCGTGTGCGTAGCATGGAGACATGGCCAACGGCAACGGGACACGCAGACCGAAACGCAAGACAGGACGACCCACCGTCCTCACCGCCTACGTCATCGCCGAATACCTCCGAGCCAGACGCCGCGGAGGATCAGACACCGACTGCGCCTACATGGCAGGCATCCACCCCGACACGGTCCGCAGATGGCGCTACCGCCTCGACGCCTGCGACCCCCAGATAGACGACACCACCGGGAAGCTCGGCACCTACGCCGACGACGAAGCCGACCCGCCCATCCCCGTCTTGTTCGAGTTCTTCGAGGACATCAAAAGAGCGACAGCCGAGGCACGCATCGAACGGCTTGCCCACATCGAGAAGGCAGGCCAGGACGGAACGTGGACGGCTGCGGCGTGGTGGCTTGAACGCCGCTACCCAGACGAGTACGGACGGCGGGAACGGCGAGACGTCACAGTCACATCCAACGGGACACTCAGAGTCGATACGACTGGAGAGGTAGACGTCGATGACGCCGACAGGCTCGAAGCCATCGCCAGCATCCTCAGCGAAGTCCTCCACGGCGGCGAGGACTAGAGCGGCTGCGGAGTTGTCGCTGGACGCCTGGTCCGGTTTCATCCCCCACCAGCCCACCCCCCGCCAGCATGCCTTCCTGTGGCTCCCCGACAAGGAAGTCATGTACGGCGGCGCCGCGGGTGGAGGCAAGTCCGATGCGCTCCTCATGGCAGGCTTACAGCATGTCGATCAGCCCGCATTCGCTGGCCTGATTCTGCGTCGCCGCTACGCCGACCTCACCAAGCCGGGGGCGCTCATCGACCGCAGCCACCAATGGCTCGGCCCCACCCAGGCGCGCTGGTCGCCGCAGACCGCGACGTGGCACTTCCCGTCCGGCGCTCAACTCTCGTTCGGCTACATCGCCACGGACCGTGACCTCGACCAATACCAGTCAGCCGAGTACCAGTACATCGGTGTGGACGAGTTGACGCAGTTCACGCTCTACCAATACCGGTTCATGTTCTCCCGGCTCCGCCGCCTGGAGGGTTCGGACATTCGACTCAAGATGCGGTCCGGGACCAACCCGGGGAACGTCGGCCACGAATGGGTGAAGGAACGGTGGCGGCTCGGCAAACGGTACGCCGCAGAGGCGAGGCCCCGCGGGCGGCGTTTCGTCCCGGCCCGTCTCGAGGACAACCCGCATCTGGATCAGGACGCCTACGACTCGTCGCTGCGGGAGCTGGGCGGCGTCCTCCATGCACAGTTGAGAGAGGGCGACTGGGACGTCCACAACGAGGGCATCAAGTTCAACCGGTCATGGTTCCCGATCGACGAGGAGCGTGGCGAGCCGGTGACGCGCGTCCGCTACTGGGATCTGGCTTCGACGGAACCGGCACCCGGGAAGGACCCGGACTGGACGTGCGGCGTCCTGTTGGCCGTCGACAAGGAAGGCGTCTATCACGTCGAGGACGTGACGAGGGACCGGCTGACGCCGCTGGGCGTCGATCGGCTCGTCAAGCGGATAGCGGAGTCCGATGGCAGACAGGTCAACGTCTTCATGGAGCAGGAACCCGGCTCCTCGGGTGTCCGCACCATCGACCACTTCCGTCGCACCGTCCTCCCGGGATGGCAGTTCAGGCCGCACAAGACGACAGGGTCCAAAGAGGTGAGAGCGAACCCTGTAAGCTCAATGGCCGAGGCGGGTAACGTCCACGTGGTGCGTGGCGGTTGGACTGAGGCGTTCTTCGACGAACTGGAGGCCTTCCCGAATGGTGAACACGACGACCAGGTGGACGCCCTGTCCGGTGCGTTCCTCATGCTGACGTCGCTCAACCGTTGGTGGGTGGCATGACTGAGGAGGCATCGTGAATCCGATCAAACAGATGGCAGCGGGCATCGCTGTCAAGGCGGCAGGCGTCAACGACCTGGCGTTCCCGAACTTCACGTCACAGTGGCTGATGCCGACTCAGGATCGGAGGTCTGTCGATACCCGTCGCGTCGGTGACGGCCTGTCCAACTCGGCGGCGTTCGCTGTCGTGACGTCCATGGGACGTGCCTACGCCGAACCCACGGTGCGGGAATACGTGAGAGCCGAGGGGCAGGACGAGCCGGTGGAGCCTTCCCCCGTCGCTGACCTGTTGGCCGAACCGAACCCGTACATGGAATCCGATCTGCTCTGGCTCTACACCGTCGCCGCCATCGCCGCAGGAGGCGCCGCCTACTTCCACAAGGTCCGCAACCTGATCGGCCAGGTCATTCAACTCTGGCCCCTCTACCCCGCCTACATGAAGCCCCACACCCCGGAGGACGGCTCGGCGTTCATCGACTACTGGAAGTACCAGGTGCCGGGACGTGACACTGTGAACCTCCCCCCCGAAGACGTCGTCCAGTTGCGTTGGGGCGTCGACCGAACCGACCATCGTCTCGGATGGGCGCCACTCCAGCAGGTCCTCCTCGAACTGTTGCAAGACGACGAGGCGGCGCAGTTCTCGACGGCGCTGCTCGTCAACCTCGGCGTCCCAGGCGTCGTCCTCTCCCCGAAGGACCCGATGGACCCCGGCCCGGGACCGGACATGCGGGACCTCATCAAAGACGAGTTCAAGCAGAAGTTCGGAGGCTCGAAACGGGGCGAGCCGCTGATCCTTGGTGGTGGCGCCATGAACGTCGAAGTCGTGTCCTTCTCCCCCGAACAAATGGATCTGACGGCGCTGCGTCGAGTCCCGGAGGAACGCATCAGTGGCGTGCTCGGCTGGCCTGCGATCCTGGCAGGGCTCGGCGCCGGTCTGGAACGCGCCACCTACGCCAACGTGGACGGCCTGCGAGAGTTCTCGACCGAGCAGACGCTGGTGCCGTTGTGGCGGTTGACGGGCAAGCAACTCACCCGTCAACTGTTGCGGGAAGTGCAGCCCGACCCGAACCATCATCTGAAGTTCGACCTGTCCGAAGTCAGGGCGCTGTCCCAGGACGAGGACGACCTGGCGAAGCGACTCAACCTCGCCATCCAGGGCGGCTGGGCTACGGTCGCTGAGGGCCGTCGCGTCCTCAACCTGCCCGTCGAGGACGCCCACGAAATCTTCCTCCGGTCCGTGTCGATGATGGCGGTGCCTGTGGACGCCGACGCCACGGAAGAGTTCATGGCCGACGAAGAGCCACCGGAGCCGTCGCCGCTGCCGTCCGGATTCATAGAGCAGTCAGTGGAGGAGCCTGAGGAGTGATGACGAAACAGTCGGTCCAGGCCATGCGCCAGGAACGGCTACGTCTCGACGAGAACCTCGCCAAGGCAGCTGCCCCGGCCATCGCCAAGACGATCCGTCGCGAACTGCGCCGCGTCGAGCAGGCCACCGCGTCGGCGACGACCCCGGCCGGGTGGGAACGTGCCGCCCGGGGCGCCGTGTCGGATCGGGAATGGAAGGCAGCCATCGTCGGCTTGTGGACGTCGCCTCGCCTCGCGACGGTTTGGGAGACCCAACAGGCGACGCTTGGAACCGACTATCCGATGCCGCCCGACGTCGTCAAGACCCTGACCGGCTACGCCACGGAGCATGGCCTCGCCATCGCCGCCTCCCAGCGCGACCACTACTCGGCACTCGTCCGCGCCCACACCCCGGCGGCACTCAAAGCCGTGAAGGGCTCGACCGATCCGACACGCAAGTTTCGGTCCACGATGCGGGCCACACTCAGATCGGAGTACGCCGCCGTTGCTGACAACAAGGCGGCGCGAATAGCGTGGTCTGAGACGCTCCAGGCCACCGAATCGATCCGCTACGAATCGGCCCGGGTGACGGCGACGAACACCAGGACGCTGCGGCTGCGGAAGGTCTGGTTCACGCACGGCGACTCGAAAGTCCGGCAAGCCCACCAGCGCGCCAACGGCCAGTCACGGTTCGTCGAGGACCGGGGCCGGGGAGGCCAGGCGGGCAGGTTCAACGTCGGCGGCGAACGGCTCCGCTATCCGCGGGACCCGGGAGGCTCCCCGGGGAACGTCATCAACTGTCGCTGCTTCTGCGAGTACCGGAAGGTGAAAGCGAAGCCCGGGAGCCAGCCGACGCCCACTCTGACGGCTCCGACGCCACCCGCACCGGCTCCCAAGCCGATGACGCTCGGCCAACAGATCGACGCCCAGTTGGCGGAACGTCCTCTGGTACCTGAACCGCCATCGGTTCCTACCATCCAAGCCCCGTCTGCTCCTACCGGGAAGCCGAAGCCAGCGCAATGGACAGAGAGTTACGGCGCCGACTACGACCGCACCGCAGCGTCAATGAAGGGCAAGCAACTCCAAGGCGAACGCAACCGGGCATTCGCTTCCGACGTCGCAGACGACTGGATGGCTGAGCGTGCCGCAGCGCAGGGCATCAACCTTTCGACGCCGACACCTGGCAGGATTCCCGGCTGGTCCACGACCGACAGCAAGGCCGACCTGTTCCAACGGCGTGTCATAGGCAGGCACCTGGACGACACGTTCGACGCAACGGACCTGACGGCAGCGAAGAACGCCTTCCTCGAAGCCAGCGGCCTCGACTCGGAGACAGCGACCGCAGCCATGAGGGCATTCGGTGAGACGCCCGGGGAGCAGGTCTCGAACCTGATCGCTCAGACATGGCAGCATACGTCGGGGGACACGAACCCGGCAGCCGTCGCCTACCAGCATGCCGTGTCGCTCGAGTTCGGGCTGCCCTGGCCGCCGTCCTATCGGATGGGGCACGGACTCCTCCAAGACTTGGCTGTCCTCGAAACGGACTCCCCGAACGTCTATTCCATCCTGCGTGCCCATGCCCGCGCCACCTACACAGAGACGCAGAGTTACGTGGCAGAGATCGGCAACCACGCGTCGACGATGTCTCGCGACGGATGGCAGTTGTGGAGGGGGACGAGGATGGACGGACTCACTGAAGCCATGTTCCATGACGTTGAACTCAACAGCCTCTCGTCGTTCGCCTTCGATATTGACACTGCGTTCTCGTTCGCTTACGGATCAGAGCGTGGCGCGCTCCTCGTCTCGGACGTGCCGTTGGACCGCATCTTCTCGCTCGGAGAACTAGGGTTCGGAGTCGTCGGCGAATCGGAAGTCATAGTTCTTGGCTCCACGACCGCTGACGAGTTCTTCTCTGTCATCCTCACCGACGCATTGACGGTATGAACATGAACATTGACACGCCACCCAACGACGACTGGATCAAGCACAGGACGTGGCACGGCACTCGCAACGACGCCGACCTCGAGGCCCTCATCGCAGACGTGCGACGTTCCCGCAGAACAGCCCTAACGGTGTCCAAGTGGGCAGGCTACGCCAACGCCCCCGCACGGCTCCGTGAAGCCGTAGAGAGAGCCTTGTCGTAGACACAGGCGCCCAGGGTGATAGGCTTCGACCGACACTTCCTTCGTGGAGGGAGACCTACACATGCTCGAAACGAAACAGACTCCGATCACAGAGTTGAAACTCGACGACGACGCTGGGACCGTGAAGGCGGTCATCGCGACGATGAACGTCATCGACAAGGACCGGGACGTGACGCTCCCAGGCTTCTTCGGCACCCAGGACGTGGCTGTGGCGTGGGCGCACGACCGGAGCCGACTCGTCGGCAAAGGCCGCATCGTGGAGCAGGGCGACGCCGCCGTGTTCGACGGCAAGTTCTTCCTCGACACCATCGAGGGCGAGCAGGCGTACAAGACGGTCAAGAACATGGGTCCGCTCCAGCAGTGGTCCTACGGATTCAACGTCCTCGACGGCGGCTCCAAGTCGGGGCAGCATGACGGGCAGAGTGTCCGGTTCCTGACTCCCCGACAGGACGGGTCCCCTGGCGTCAAAGTGGCTGAGGTATCTCCGGTGCTCGTGGGCGCCGGGGAAGGCACACTCACCGTCAACATCAAAGCCGAAGGCCTCCGGTTCGTGGACCAGGCCGAACAGGTCGCCCAGGCCGTGGAACTCCTCTACGCCCGGGCCGACGAGATCAGCGAACTCCGTGCCGAGAAGGGCACCGCGTTGGGTGACGAAGCCGTGGCTCGTCTCCTCGAAGTAAAGACACGGCTCGTGGCGGCAGCAGAAATGTTCGGGTCACTCATCGACCCGCCGCCGCCCGACCACACGAACGATTACACCGTTGCGCTACTCGCCGCCCGCCGCCATCTCGCGGACGCTCGGCTCGCCACGAGTGGGAGGTAGCAAGTGAAACTCACGACACTCATCGACGAACTGCAAACCAAGTCGGACGAACTCGCCAAGGTCTTCTCTGAGGCGGGACCGGAGATGGACTTCGAGAACGTCAAGTCCATCGAAGGCGCCGACGCTCAGACCACGGAACAGAAGGTGGCGTGGGTCCGCGAACGGGACGCCGAGATCATCGAACTCACCGCCAAGGTGAAAGAGGCCGCGGACTTGGAGAAGGCCCGCGAGGGCAACGGCCAACTCGCCACCGTCCTGGGACTCCTCGACCAGCCCGCCAACATGCTTCCCACCCCTGCGGCCCCGGTCGTTGGCGGCGAGCCGAAGTCGTTTGGCGAGTCGTTCTTCAAGGGCTTCGACTCTGAGCAGAAGGGCAAGGAGTTCAGTCTCGACGGCTTCGAGGTCAAGACGCTGTTCGAGACGGCTGCCGGTTGGCTGCCCGAATCGACACGGACAGGGAGGCTCGTCGACTACGCCGTCGCGCCGATCTCGATCCTCGACTTCATCCCATCTGGGACCACGAACCAGGCTGCCATCGTCTACATGGAAGAGACGACGTACACGCAGTCAGCTGCCGAAGCACTCGAGGGTGGCACCTATGCCGAGTCGGCGTTCGAGCTGACCGAGCAGACGTCCACGGTGCGGAAGGTCGCGCACTTCATTCCGGTCACAGACGAACAGTTGGAGGACGTGTCACAGACGTCCTCATACCTGGACCGCAATATGCGGAAGGGGTTGACGGAGCGGATGGCGCTGCAAGTCCTGGTCGGTGACGGCACCGCCCCGAACCTGTCGGGCATCTTGGACCGTGCCATCCAGACGCAAGCCAAGGGCACCGATCCGGTCCCGGACGCCATTCACAAGGCACTCACCAAGGTCAGGGTCGGCGGCTACGGCATGCCAAACCTGATCGTGATGAACCCGAACGACTGGCAGGACGTCAGGCTGCTCCGCACCACGGACGGCATCTACATCTGGGGTTCCCCCTCAGAGGCAGGACCCGCGACGATCTGGGGCCTCCCGGTCGCGCAGGAGTCCCGTCTGACGGAGAACACCGGACTGGTCGGAGACTTCGACTACTGCGATCTCGCCTACAAGCGTGGCGTCGAAGTCAAGGTCTCGGACTCCCATTCGGACTACTTCATCAAAGGCAAGCAGGCGGTCCGTGCTGACGTGAGGGTCGCCTTCCAGGTGTACCGTCCGTACGCGTTCTGCACCGTCACCAGCATCTAGCAGGAGGTCCAGGCGGGCCGGGTAGCTCTCCTTTCAGAAGCCCCGGCCCGCCGACTCTCCAGAGGAGGAGACGCATGGGAATCAACACCATGGCAACCGGCCAAGTCATCACCGGCGGCAACGTCATCATCGGCGCCGGGGCCGTGAAGCCCCTGTCGATTCGTGGCGCCCCGGTCGATGGCGTAGACGGCGTGGCGTCGCAGGGCACCCTGACGATCGCGGAACCAGTCTCGGACGGCGACGAGTTCACGCTCGACACGACGGTCTACACGCTGCTGGACACTCCGGCTGCGGCGTATGACATCGCCATCGGCGCAGGCGAGGCAGCGACGAAGGTCAACATCGTGGCAGCCATCAACGCCTCCGGCACGGAAGGCGTCGAGTATTTCGCCGGGACACTCATCCACCCGACCGTCGGCGCCTCGGCGTTCGCAGGCGACGTCTGCACGCTCACGGCCAAGACGACTGGCGTGGCCGGTGACCTGATCGCGACGGAGGAGACGGGGCAGGGCTTCACGCACCTCTCCAACGTCTTCGACGACACGGTGCTCGGGAACACGACAGCGGGAGTCGATGACGTGGACGGCTCCTACGAGGGGTCCATCCCCGCGGGCGGCTTCGTCTACGACTTCACGAACGACGACATGTACGAGAACACCGGCACTCAGGCGAAGCCCGCGTTCGGTAAGATCGACGCATGATCGCCGCCAAAGACCTCTTCCTGAACGCCGCCAAAGACCTCGCTGTCTTGGAGAGTCCTGCCGCGGCGTCGTGGCTGGCTCGCGAAGGCCACGAGGTGCCGAAGGAGTGGCAGCATCTCGTGACCGCGAAGGGCAACCCGAGGCGGCCTCGAGCAACGAAAGAAGTCAAGCCGGACGAAGACAAGAGCGCCTGAGGAGGCACCAATGCAGACAGACAAGAACAAGGTCACCGACGAGGTGGCCGTCCGGATGGACCGTGGCCGTGAGATCACGTCGAAGAACCTCTTTGGCGGCAACGTCGAAGTCGTGCTCCGTGGTCCCGACGGGAACGTGAAGTACACGGAGAAGGGTGACAACCTCGTCACCGACTACGGCGACGACATGCTCGCCACCCGCACGATCCTCGACTCGGTTGAGATCGTCACCGGCATGAAACTGGCGACGGCGGTCACTGCCGCATCCAAGGCCGGGGCAGGGTCGTATCAGGCGACCGGCTACCTGACAGGGTCTCAGGAGGCGCTCGACACGACAGCGACAGAGGCGACGAAGGGTGCCGGTCTCGGCTGGAGAACCACCTACGTCTGCACCTGGATCGCAGGCGACATCACCGATTCGGCCATCGGGTCTGTCGTGTTGACGAACGAGACGCCACTCACCGACGTAGCGTCCGTCGCTGGCGACACTGTTGCCAGGTACGTGTTCGCTGCGACCATCGACAAGCAGGCCGGGGACTCCCTCGAGGTGACCTGGAACATCGACTTCCTGGGCGCATAGCAATCAGCGGAGCGGAGCAGGGTACGGGGTCGGTGTCGCGCATGGCACCGGCCCCGTCTCGATAGTGGGAGGCGGTGAATCGTGGCCGTTTGGAACCAGAACCTGATTCACTACTTCGATGCGTCCGACGCTGGCCCCACTGACGTCGGCGGAGGGTGGACGTCAGAAGCCAACGCCTTCGACGGCACCACCTCCACGGTGGCAGCCGACGCCACCAACTCGGGGATTCTCAAAGGGACAGGGACCACTGCCCCTACCACCGGACCCGAGATCGTCCGTGTCGTCGCACGTCACTGGTTCGACGGCCTTGTAGACCACCTGGACAAGACGGAGCTTGCTGTCCCGTCCGGTGGCTGGACCTGGGCGAAGGTAGCCGCACTTCACATCGAGTTCGATTCGGCTAACGACAACGTCAAGATATACGAGTCGGACGGGGGGACGCTACTCGGAACCCTGACGGAACCTGCCGCCATAAGCAGCGTCTACATCGCTGAGGTCGCTGTTCAGATCAGCGGGATTCACGTCAACGCCAACGACGACCTCAACAACGCCTGGTACCGGGACGCTGACGCGGCAGGTCCGACCCTCACC